CCATATGAACTGCTGGATATTGTTCTATTTCGTCCCAGAATTTCATTCTGGTTTCTACATTATTATCTAAACGAGCTTTAAATTCTCCTGAGCCGTCTATTTCCTTAAATTTATCAGCTAAAGCATTTAGAATTGCACCTCTTCTTGTTGTATTGCTTCTTGACATTATACTCTCTGTGTTGTAAATTTACCTAGTGCTAATTCTGCTGCTTGTTCTCTTAGTGTTTTATCTATTAGTAATCTTGGGTCTCTCATTCCATCTCCCTCATATAATTGATAAGGATCTTTTCTATAGGCATATTGAATTATACCACTAGTTCCCGCATTTGGAGTAATACTCAAAACTTTAACACTTTCTGCAAATCTTCCTGTTTGATAATTTAATGCAGGACTTCCCATATTATCTCTAATTGCTTCCTCTAAACTAGCATTAAACATAGCTATTGCTTGCATAGGACTTCCTGGAGAACTACCTAAACTGGAAGCTTTAGTAGCTCTTCTTGGATTTTTTGTTACTGTTTTTGCCTTTTGTTTAATACCTTTAGCAGCTAATCCTAGTCCTGAACTGCCTCCCATTATTGCTATTCTTTTTTTCTCTTTATATGTATATCTAATCTTTGGACTTGTTTCTTTGCTTACTACCCTATCTAAAGGCTTCCATCTTCTACTAGTGTTTTTTACGCCTTTATTTCTTAATGTTAATTTACCTAATAGTAAGTTTCCTATGCTTTCTCTTAATACTGTTTTGTGTTCTCCTGGAGAAGCTATATATCTCCACCAATCTCTAATAGGAGCTGCCATTACTTTTTCTATGGTATTATCATCCATATTTCCCGAAGTACGCTGTCCAGTAATTATTAAAAGGCTATACTCTTTCTTAAAGCCTTTAAAAGTTAATTTTTCCTTGGTGCTTAAAGTAGCTTCCCATTTAGCATAAGATTTATATATTCCTGTTTTTAATAATTCTTTTTCATCAGCAGTAAAATCCGATTTATCAATTTCCTCTTCAGCCATTCGTGCTATATGCAAAAAGGTGGGCATTCCTGCGTCTCCATGACCTAATTGAATCCCTGAACTTTTTTCCGCTGATGTAAGACCTTCGTCTCTATATAATGTTTGTTTTCCACCTAAACTATGTTTAGGTGATTGATATCCTGTAATTCTAGCAGAAACATATTTCTGTTCCATATCATCTGTTTCTCTACTACTCTTACTGCCCTTTCTATGACTAATTTCTGCATCTGCTACTGCATTCCCAAATTTATTCTTTAAGCCAGAATTAACTATTGTAAGATTTGGAACTGGACATATATACTCATATCCTGTGAGTCTTGTAGCTACTTTTTCAAGCTCTACCCAATCGTCTAAGGTTATAGGATCTTTATTCGAACCTATAATTTTTCCTTCTCTAAATTTCTTTTCTTGACTATCCTTAAACTTATCAAAAACCGTTTCCCAAATAGCTATAACGTCTTTTAAGGGCATCGTTATTGGGGGAAGTACCTTTATAGGTTCAGGTTTTGTTGAACCTCCGCTTCTTCCCTCTACTTCCTTTAATCTTTCACCTGCTCTGTTGTATGTAGCTTGCGGTTTTCCTTTTTTACTCAGATGTCCATACTTAGACCTTGATGCCATACCAGATAAATTTCCTTGTAAGTTAATAATTTCTTTTTCTAAGGCTTTTTTATCTTGTGCAAATACTTGAGGTATAAGATTTTCTAGTGCTACTCTTTTTGAGTTTTTAGCACCTGTTTTGCTTTTTTCATCAGCAAAGTCGTCTAGCAATTTATTTGCCATTTTCTTGAGATTTGGTTTACTCATTTTTTAAATTACATCTATTATTTTGTACATATCTAAGACGCGCTTGATATGGTCGGGGAAGCCAATATCATCTCTGATAGTGGTCGACGCTTCATTCTGAAGTGTAGCACCTGCCATCGATCTTCTACCCTTATATTCTTCTTTAAGATAATAAGTAATAAGATCATAGATTGCCAGTTTTAAATCTTCAGGACAAATTTCGTAACCTGCGCGATACGTGACTTTGACAGCTGCAAAGCCTTTTGGAAAATATTTAATACCTGCATCACCATTTATTCTATAAACTCGATCATGCTCCGCATCCACATAATAGTCAGTATTTTCAGTTAAAGTCGTATAGCTATTAGCTATTGAATCTCTTTCCTGTAATAGTCCAACACTAGTAAGTGGTGATTCTGTTAAAAATAATTCTGAGGTATAATTATCATGAATATCAAAGTTCTCTACTTTATTAGCTACAGCATAGTCTATTATTGAATTTCCAGTATATGTTTTGACTAATGCACTTACAGCAGAAACTAAAACATTTAATTGATTATCATCTTTATTATGCTCTATCTTTTTGTAAGTTTTGTACTCTTGAGTAGTAATTAAATTCATTTATTTTTCCTAAAAATCTGGGAGGCAATAACCTCCCAGATTACCCAGCTTTAAGATGCTTTGTATTGTAGTGCCCACTTAGAAGTAGCTGCATCGATTATATCGATAAAGCCAATTCTTTGAGACGCAACAAGTACTCGGCGTTGGTTAGCAACTTCATAGTCGCTTTCAATTGTCATTCCTCTTAGACGTCCTTTAATGAACATCTTAGGGTTGACTGCTACAGCGTAGTATTTACCTACAGCAGGGGTTGCGAATTCATCGCATAGAACAACTGGAGAACCATAAACCGTTCCAACTGATCCTTTAACTTTAGAAGCTAAACTTTCGCCAACTAAGTTGACATCTTGAAATTCAGCGTCGTCCATTAAATTGAACCACTCAGTTTGGTTGACAATATAAACAACATCTGCTGCGTTAACACCATATTTGCCCATATTCTTACGTGCTCCTAATAAATTAGCTGCTGTAAGGGATTCACTTGCAAATGCAGTTGTTGATTGAGTCTTATCACTATCCGCTGATGCGAGAGAAATAAGTCCATCAAAACATGCACCACTTGTTCCAAATGGTCCGTCTGCGAGGTTTCCAACTAAAAGTCCGCTTTCGATAGATCTAGCGTGTGAACGAATCATTGATTCACGAATTAATGGAAGAACAGGCATAATTGCATCTTCTTCAGTTTCGTTACCAAGATATGATTGTGAAATCAATTTCTTAGTTGTCAATGATCTTTCTGTTAAATCTATACCACCATAGGCTGATCCATAAGTATCGCCTCTTTCTGCCAAGTTTCCATGTGGGCTAGAGCCCGATGCTGTTTGGTTACTTTGAAATTCTGCGTAACCTGCATCTGGAAGGACAGGAAGGATCATGGTAGCTGCATTCATTGCAATTTCGCTAAACATAGGAGCGATAATCAATTGATTTTGAATATCTCGTTCTACGTTTGTTGAAACTTCTTGCTCGAAATCGGCAGATGAAACACCTACACCTGAGTGTGCATTCTGTTTTTCCATAACGGATTTACCGTAATCGGTATCTTCGATAGGTTTACCTAATGCTTTACCCAAGAGCCATGCATCATTAATATCTTGTTCATTATAAAAGCCCTTTTTCTCTCCTTTATTGGAGAAAGTTCTTTTAGATTCACGAATATTCATGATTTCTTCTGACTTGGTTTTCAATTCATCTTTTAGCTCTTCTACAACTTGTTCTAGGTTTGAATAGTTTTCGTCAACACGTCCTTCTAGATCAGATACTAATCGTTCTGCTCCTTCAGTTCCTGCTTTAACAATACTTTCTACCTGTGCTTTCTTTTCTTGAATTTCTACTTTAGCAGCGGCTTCGTTTTCTGCGGCTTCTTGAGCTTCAGCTTCCGCTTTAGCTTTTTGCTCTGCATGTTGCATAGCAATAGTTGCAGCCGTTTTTTGTGCCACTTCTTTAGCAAACTCTTCAAGATCGAAATTTTCTTTTGTATCAGACATTTTCGTTTCCTTGAGTACAGTCTGTTTGACTGTTGCTTCTGGTGAGTCTATATTAATAGATTGACCAGGTTTGACAAAGTTAGATTTCCAATCCTGATATTCATCATCAGAATCGAAAGCCTTTGCCACAGAGAAGGTCGCTGCTTGATTAGCGGGTACTGATACCACACTAATTTCAAACAATTCTGCGTCCTTGATTCTATAGCCGTCGGTTTCCTCTATATAATCAGCATCCTTGACTCGGAAACCAACGCTAAAAGCTCCAAGAACACCTTCTTTAATTAAATCTCTAATTTTTCCAGCTGATTGAGATATTTTCCCTTTTATCTTTAATCCAATATCATCAACACCTAACTCAGTTGTTTTACCGATAGGATTATGATAATCATGGTTAAAAAGGATTATAGGATTATTTTCATAATCCCCAATTCCACCTTTCGACCAAGCATCAGGATTTATAATATCTCCAGCTCTATCTTGATCTTTAGTGCTAGCGTAACCTTTTATACTTACGCTACCATCTTCGTTTTCGCTTACTGCTTTAAAATTAGATGTTAGATTAAAAATTTTTTTCATTTATTTCCCCTTTTTTCCTGCTGAATTAGCCTTAATTTTTGGTTTTGCCTTAAATTTTGGCTTAGCAGAAGGCTTAGGTGCTGGAGCAGGCTTAGTAGCCTTCTCGTATTCCTCTGGAAAATTCACCTTAATTATTTGTATCATTCTAGCCCATGAACCTGTTAACTTTCTAATTGCTCTTGCTCTATGTGGAGCATCATCTTGTGCAATATAAGTTTTCATGTTCATAATTTCACCTTTTTTGGCAAAATATTCAGCTACTGATTTAACTATTTTCTTCGTTCGTGTCATTTTGTTCTTCCTCTGAAGGTCTTCCGCCTTCACTTGGGTTTGCTGCACTTCCTGCTATATTTGCAGGAACTCTTAAATCATCGTGTCCCTCAACTGGTTCCATTCTCATGGAATCTCTAGCTTCATTTGGACTCATTATTCCGCCATTTACTAAAGTAGTATAATAGGCAGCTTTATCCCTTAATTCTGGTTGTAAGGCTGGGATATTACTTATATCTTCTAATAAGTCAAATCCGAAAAACCTTTCAAATGCGTAATTTATTTTCCTAATTATAGGTAGTATAGTTTCTAAATAATATAACCTATGATTTGGTCTAATGTTTGCATTGTTTCCACTATCTAAAAGAAGTGGGGGTATTCCCAATGCTTGTAAAATAATTCTTTCATTCGCTACAATACTTGGTTGAAAATCTAAATCTTTAAAGTTTACTTCATTTAAATTATCAATCTCAAGTCCACCATCTAAGATTAAAGGTCGTCTTCCGCCTGTATTTGGGTTATATCTAACCCTCCAAGCTGCCAACATTCTTTCTTTAATCTTCTCACTAAGAGTATTTGGGCTTTTAAGTACTAAACCTGGTACTGCTCCATTCTTAAAGAAGTTATCTTGAAAGTTTCTCATGCTTCCTAGAAGTTGCATGGTTCTCCATGCTGGTTTTAATCTAGGAACTCCCCTGTAGATTGAATTAAAAGAATTTTCTTTTATATGTATAATCTCACTAGGAGAATAGTCCACTTGTCCTTCATAAATAAACTTAGTTATGTATTGAGTCTCATGTGACTCTATTTCAACGTTTTCTGCAGGTAATTGGTATAAATGCATTCCATCGAAATATACAAAAATATTACCATCAATTAATAAATCGATAATAAGATTACGTTTAAATGAATTTATATCCTGAAATGGATTAGGTTCAATGTTTAGTAGAGAATTAACTCGTGATCTTCGGATGTTTTTTACGACTGGTTGTAGTCCTACAACTTTATCTCCCACGTCAACGGGAATCTCAGCTACATCATCAACTATCATGTTAACGCCTCTATTTACAACTTCTTGTTGCTCATAAGCGTTTCGATAATTTATGGGATTTTCTCTAGTAGTTATATTAAATCCTTCTTCTCTCGCTATAAAAGGTTGAGCTGGATTTAATTTTTCTGTTCTACCTGGAATAAATCTATCGTACCAAGCCATAATGTTTATCTCTCTGTTTCTCTACCCATCTGGGCTGCTTTCTTGCAGTTATCATTTTGGGTCTTTTTCCATATATTGAATGTAATCTTAAGTGGTGAATATGACAAAGAGTCACAGCATCTTCAAATAGTTCTTTAGAGTATTCTTCTATAAACGTATCTCTTATCTGCATTATTTCTTCGACCGAATTGATCTTAAGATTATGTTTTACTATCCATCGTTCAAGTAATTCAGTCAAACTATAATAATGATGAAAGTCTAAACTTTCTTTACTACCACAAATATAACATTCGGTATTTTTCTTATACTTAGACTTTGCTCTGTCTCTTATATATTTAACCAAGTCTCTCTTAAGATTCATATACTTCAGCCTTAATAATAATTATACTAAAAAAGTACCTTTTTGTCAAGAACAATTTTTTTCATGGTGTGCTTATTTAAAAAGTTGTGGCTACAGTCTCAAATGTATAAAGTGCATATCTAAGCGCGTCTGCCATATGAGAGTACTCGTTATGCTTAGGCTTTTCTCTCATCAAGTTGGGATTTGGATCCCACTGATACTGGTCTAATGCCTGTAAAACATGAGAGCATCTTTGATCTACAACTAAATTATTATTATCTACTATTGCTGCTACATGTCCAATACCGTCCAAAATTGATTTTTTTGCATTGATTGTTGAAATATCAAAATTCTGTGCAAAGTCAAATCTAGTTTGTTGGGCTGCAGAGTCAATATAAATCCAATCTATATCCCACTTTTCCATTAACCCTCTAATTATAGTAGCATGTTGTTCAGTAGTTCTTTCTGCATCCATATACTCATCTATTAGATAATATTTTTGTTTGTCCCATTCATACCCTATTACACAAAAGGCTGTTGGGTCTTTGTATCCGACATCAAGCCCCGCAAACACATCCATTTTAGCAATATCAATCTCTGAAAGGTCGGAAGTACATTCTTTGTAATCAAAGTTCCAAACTTGTCCTTCGTAAACATTAAAGTCAGCGAGATATTCTTGACTGAATTCTGCTTCTGACATTGCTTTTTTAGCTTCCACGATATCGGTTGGACTATGCCTCGGATTTTCGTGATAACTTGCTCTAATTGAAATCCATTCTGGGTATTCATCGTTATATCCTCTATTATAAAAGTCTGCAAACCAATTATTTCTTCCTCGAGGGGTAGATATGAATAATGCTTTACTGTTTTCTTTATCTAGTGTAGGTCTGAGTGCAATATTGAAAGCGTCTCGACCATCAACTAAAGCGGCTTCATCAAATATAATAAGATCATATGATCTACCTACACAAGAGTCTACCTGATTAATTGAGCCCATTCTTATAGTTGAACCATTAGATAGTTCAATTATTCTCTCCTTGGCATTATCCCTAGTTACTTCTAAATCAAAATGTTTTATAAGGTTTCTTTGTAAATCAAACGAAATTTGAGATAAAGAGTAGTTAGGTGACATTAAAAGAATATGCGTACTAGGAATTAAAGCCATCAACTGTCCAATTACATTGGAAATATATGTTTTACCTTGTCGTCTAGATAGAGCTGCACATACAAATCTATATTTTGGATTGTTTATTGCATTAATTAGTGCAATTTGTGATGGGATAGGTTCAATATTTAGTAAGTCTAAATAACCTTCTACAGGGAGCTTAAGGAAACGTACTGCTGAGCCGTAATCCATAATATTACTTGCAGTAATATCTTTTCTACTAAGTTCTAGCATTTTCTAATGGATTGTATCGCTTTCAGGAAGTATATTTTTATCGATTAGACGATGCTTCTTTACCAAGTTATATATATGAATATAACCTCCGCACAAGTCCGCTAAAGCCCATTCTTCTTCAGTGAGTTGTGTGTCTTTGTCTTGCAGTTGCTGAAGCGTATGTATCGACGCTTCGGCTATATAATCTAGCCATTCTGCTTTATTAAGTCTTTCCATTAAAGTCTCCCTTGTAATAGAGTTATCCTTCAGTTAAACAAGCTACAAATTCTATACTACCTTGACTTGCATATATTACATCAGTGGATTTTTTTGCTAGAATTATTGTAGCATCTCCACTACCTGCAGCTCCTAGATTACATGTATGTCCAACTGTTCCTGCTGCATTTAATACAGATATAATTCCTGCAGTACCACCAGTATGTTGGCACAGTACTTTAGTAGCACCATTTATAGTTGATCCATTAGCAAAACTATCGCCTGCTGCTTCTTTTGCTGATAACAATTTAATTGCTCTCATTCTTTTCTCCTAACGCTTTTTGCGTCCTTTTCTTTTTCTCTTAGACTGGCGGTATTTAATAGCGCGAAGTCTACGCTTCGCAGCTTTCTTAGTCTTCGAGATTCCAGAAGTATTGTCTATCTTCCATCCGCCTTTTACCCTGCGAATAGGCATTTATTATTCCGCCAAAGCTTTTTCAGCTTCTTCTCGTGTGGCAAATTTCATCAATTTACC